TGGAGGCATCAGCCACAGCAGCTAGGGCTGAGAGAGTAGCCACAGCGGAATCAGCGCAGCAGCGCATCACCGATCAAGCCGTGGCGCTCGCGATCCAAAACGTTATCCGCAGGGGTGACGCTCGGGCGGGATCCCAAGTGCAGCCGGTACTCACATGAGCCTGACCATGACCCTCAACGGGGCCACTATTGACATGGGAACCGTGGAGTTCAACACCACGATCATGCACGGCAGATCCGTTGTGACAGACATACCAACAGCGTCCAGCGCACAGCTCGTAATCCGTGGGGCCGCTGGCCCAGTCATGGAAATATCCGACACCCTAGTCATATCCTTCAACGGTCAGCCTAGGTTCTCAGGCAAGATCTCGGACATAGATGTGAGTTTTACTGGCACGAACCCACCCACAGCCATCACCACTGTCACGGGCATGGGGAACCTAGCCGAGCTCGGCCTAGTAGATGTGGGTGCGTCAGGGTATGTGGAGGAAACAGTCAGGCAGCGCGTGGAAGCGATCCTGACGGCCTCAGGGGTTACATACTTGAACGGTGGGGATGCCAACATTACTGTGAAAGCCGTGCCCGCTGTGGACGCTGTAATCACCACGGCGTGGGACGGTATTGCTGCCATGGCCACACAGTCGGGAGCGACTTTCTATGACACGCCAGACGGCACGGTGGTCTTTGAGGACTACGGGAACCGTGGGCAAACCACCCTCAGCGGCATCTGGTCACTCCAAACCACCACATGGGCGAACACCCCAGGTACGTGGGCAAGCATCAGCCCAGGAATCAACGGCACAACGATTGACGGGGCTGGCATCATCCTGTCCCCCACATGGACGAAACAACTTGAGCCCCTGATCAACGACATCACGGTCACTTACGGCACGGATCGGGACTTCCAGCAGACAGACTCCGCCTCGATAGCACTCTACGGGCGCAGGGAATACCTACTCGACACCACTATCAGCAACACAAATGACGCAATCATCAGGGCTGGTCAAGTCATCACAGCCCAAGCAAACCCACTATGGAACCTCGGCCAGATCAGTATCCTAGTGAACCTGCTAGATGCAGCGACCACAACAGCCGTCATGCAACTGATCAGCGGCTCACTACTGCGGATCTACAACCTACCCGCCCAAGGGCCGTACGATGACTACACGGGAATTGTTGAGGGATGGGCCGACTCGTATAACGGCGGGAACCACACGCTCACCCTGTCAATATCAGACCCCAGGTTCAGTTACCAAATACTGAAGTGGGCTGATGTGATCCCAGATATTACGTGGGGTGAGGTATATGATCAAGCCAGATGGTTTGAGGTAGTAAGCAACAACGACCTAGTAGGAGTATAAACATGGCCACAACTTCAGCGGGCAACCCGTATGTGGAGAGCAGCGACCTAGTCGCGAACTACCCAGCGACCTCGTTAGCCCTAGCAAACCGGTTAGATAAATACGCGGTGAATCCTTTCGCTGATGCGGCGGCGCGTGACGCGGCAATCCCCACACCAGTACAAGGCCAACTGGCCCAAACACTGGATGACAACAAAGTATGGCGATATGACGGGACGGCCTGGTCACCTTTTAGCGGAGCCGTGGGAGCCGCCAACTTCACCAACACGGCTACCGGCACTTATACAGACGGCGGGATTAACTACAAATACATTACCTTCACTGGCACAGGGAACTTCGAGATAGATGTGGCGGGTTTCGTGGACTGCTTAGCGGTCGGGGCGGGCGGTGGCGGGGGCAACCTGCGGGCCGGTGCTGGTGGCGCGGGCGCATTTAACGAATTATCAAACGTGTACTTAGCAGCAGCAACCTACACAGTTGTTATCGGGGCGGGTGGCACAGGCATAATAGGTGCAACAGGTTCCACCTACGCGAATGGTGGGATCGGCGGAGTATCCTCAATCGGCGATTTAGTTATCGCAATAGGTGGCGGCGGTGGTGCGAGCCAAAACTCTGGTGAAGTGTTTCAAGGTCAAGGTGGTTCGGGTGGCTCTGGTGGTGGCGGTGGTGGCGAGTCCACGGGTTCTGCTGGTCTGGCACTAATTACTGGTCAAGGTAACAATGGCGGTGCCGGTGCTGGGGCCAATGCCCTTGGCGGTGGGGGTGGCGGCGCAAGCGCAGTCGGGACTACTGGTGACGGCGGCGCGGGACAATCCTATTCCTTGACGGGCAGCGTGGTGACTCTCGCTGGTGGCGGAGGTGGCGGGTGCAATAGCGCTGGAACTGCCGGAGTCGGCGTAAACGGTGGAGGCAACGGAACCAGCAGCAACGCGACCGCTGGCGCCGGAACAGCCAACACGGGCAGCGGTGGCGGTGGTGGCGGTTTCGCTTCCGGCCTCGGCGGTTCAGGCGGAAACGGTGGGTCTGGTGTCGTAACGATTAGGGTGGTGGTTTAGATGGCACATGCAGCGAGAATAGACAAAAACGGGAAAGTGGTTCAGGTGGTGGTAGTTGATGATGACAAGTTCGTGGATGCCAACGGCAAGAAACTAGGGCAGAAGGTAGGGACGTTCCCACAAGACGAACTGCTTATGGATTACATGGAAAGCCTCGGCCTACATGACCCTGCCAGCGGTGAGGAATGGCGGTTTACCTCATACAACAACAACTTCCGTGGGACATACGCGGGCCAAGGCTTTACCTATGACAGGAAGGCCGACCAGTTCATGCCACCCGAGCCGCCAGTGACACAAGAAATCCAAACAGAGGAGGAATCATGACCGAGGAAAACCCCCAGGAAAAAGTGGAGCAGGTCGATCCGCCCAAGAAAGCCCCGAAAACACCCACAGTAATGCCACACACGGCACGCGCACGGGCCGCAGCGATAGCGAAAATCAAAGCTAGGAAGGGCTAGTCATGGAGAAATACGACAACGACCAAGACGCTTTAGACGATCAGTTGAAAGATATTGTGCCGGTTCCTTGGGTGGATGCCCCAGGTGACGTTGATGATGAGCCTGTGGACTTGGAGGAATCATGAGGAGTATAAAGAAGCAGCAGGAGTGGTGTGCTGATCAGGTAGATAACCCGTCACAGAATTGGGACAACTTGTGCCAAAGCTTCGCCCGCCAGTCATACGGCATGGGGGCTTACGGATCGTCAGCGAAAGTTGCCTGGGGTAACGTGAAAGACAAATACAAGGTCAAGATCACGAAGCCCAGCGACAAAGGCTGGTGGGCTGACGTTCCACAGGGTGCATTGCTGTACTCGACCCACGGATCTAGTGGCCACGCCTGGTGCGCTATGGGTAACGGTAAAGCCTACTCGAATGATTACAAACGCCGAGGAAAAATAGACGTAGTACCCGTGGACATTCCAGGGTGGAACTCAATCAGAAACGACACCGTAGGATACATTCTGGGGGCCCAATATTATGAGAAGGACGGGCAGCACTTCTTCGGTGTGAACTATGACCTGTGGGATGGCCACGTGCCACCCATAGAGAACGTCCTAACGGCGATGGCTGACTGGGAAGTAAAAAACAGTGCCGTCTGGCGCTTAACGTGCAGATTGAACGATCTCGGGTTTGGTAAATCCACACCGATCAGGTACGAACAGAGATGGCCAGAAAAAAACTACGGACTATACTGTGACGCTAATGGCATAGACCCATTGATGTACACGGATGCCACCCACCTCGACATATTTGGCTGATATGCCCGATTACTCAAGGAACATTCTCGCCCTCACAGTACTGCTCAGCCTTGTGCTGTTCATTATGGGTGCTATCATCACCGATAGACAGATAGAGCCGACTGTCGCGGGTGGCCTTGTGGCGATCCTCGGCAGCATAGTCGCATTATCAGCTAAGGGGAACAGATGACCGAATACATTAAACCAGGGGAAGCCGCGCAAATGCTCGGAGTCTCACGGGACAGCATCCGCAGATACGTAGACAGCGGGGCGATCAACGGCATCACCACACCAGGTGGCCAGCGCCGCATAGACCGCGAATCAGTAACCAGCATTATTACGGAGAAAGTAGGCCGTAACGTAACGATTGTCAGGGCTAAGTGATAACGGCGCTGTGCGTGACCGCGGCACTCATGCTCACACCGGCAGCAGACACACCCAGCCCCATCAAAAAGGGCCAGA